AGCCAGAAACTTGAACTTAAAGCAACAAACTATAATAATCTTGTTAATAGTGAATTTATATCTGCTACATATGGGCAGAAGAAATATCTAGGTTGGAATGATCTAGAGGTTAAAGCTAATAGAGAGATGCTGCGTAAAGATGCTGAGTTTCAATGGGAGCTACAACAAATTCAAGGTGCAGGGCCAGCCTGGAAAGACGGTATACAGCCAGGTGGCGGTACTGAAGCTGGTATTGAAGGTGGTACACCTGCAGGTATGCCACCTGAATTCGGTGGAGCTGCTCCTGAGACTGTGGATGTAGAGCCAGGTGAGGAAGCTGGTGGTGAAGAGACTGCCCCGGTAGAGCCGGTTATATAATCTAAGAAGATTAGTACAAAACCCCACCTAATACTATAAATAATAGTATGAGCGGATATGTAAATTTAAATAAGTGTAAATCATTTAATCAAGCACTTCCGGGTAGCAGTGCCTTAACACCTCTTCAGAGTCAGGTATGTTCAGAGGTTATTATGGTTAATAGATCTGGTGATGATATTATTATCTTTGATAATGGTAATGATGCAGCTGGTAACGGATTTTTACTAGGTGACAATGAGAGTGTGACAATGAGAGGTTTAACTAACTCCGATCAGCTCAGTGCAACATCAGCTAGCGGTGGATTAATTTACTACAGGGCGCAATACTTTAGTAATAATCCTTCTAGATAAGAATGAAGGTAATACATACAATAGGTCACAGTATAATTGCAAACTTGCAACCGGTTACCACCTTGAAAATAAGTGGCGCAGCGGCAGCATGGACCCCATCTTCGATTGCAACTCGTTTATGGCTCGACATGGACGATCAGTCAACCTTCACCTCATCTGGTGGTAATGTCACGAATATCGCAGATAAGTCTAGTAATAATTACAGCTTTGCAGCTGCAGGAACAAGCACCCTCCAAGCAATTAATGCTTCGCAAAACGGCAAAAATATATTGCGGTTTGACAACAACTCAGATGCTACTTCATACACGTCTGTTGCATTTAGCTCAACAGCTGTTCACAAATGGTACTTTGTCGTAAAAGTGACTAATTCTGACTATAATGATGGATTAGTAACAATACTTAAAAATCATCCAATACTTCAGCTGATTATGTTTAATATGAGTGGTCCTGGTGTATTCTCTGGTGATTGGTATATTAATCCAGGTAATGTTTTAACAGGTAACTCAACCAATTTACTGAATCAATGGGTGATGCTATCTATCGAGTTAGATATACCTAACGTTTCAGCTACTGCATCTTTAAACGGTACACCTTACAACACAAGTGTGGCACAGCCGAGCTTGGAAACTTTTGGCACTGCATTTGTTAGGTTAAATGATTATGCTAGCAAGGCAGACTCCGATTGGGGAGAAGCAGTATTCGTTGAGAATGTATCCCAAGTCAACTCCGACAAGATCGAAGGATACCTCGCACACAAATGGGGACTGACAGCAGACCTACCATCTACTCATACGTATAAGAGCATCGCACCATAATGAGTTTTGTTCTAAATTTTTTAAAAAATATAACTAAATAATAATATGGCTAAGTGTGATATAACTCCAATCTCTGCATTCCAGAGTACAAATTTGAATAGTAAGATAGATAGCTTTACCCGATTAGGTGATAGGGTCTTACGTTCTTTAGGTTACCCGTTCGTAAATGTCGAGATTCATCGCGATACATTATATGAAAATATCAGTATATCTTGTGAAATGTTTGCTAAGTTTGCAGGTTATAGTCAGGAGTATTTAATTTTTGATAGTAATTTATATGTCAAAAATCAGGGTATACGTTTAGATCATCTTTTCTCCTTACAGGGTTCAGATACTCTAGCAGAGCAGATTGATTTTAAGACCACAAGTAAGGACTTCTCTAATTATAATAAGGCAGATGAGTCTCTGTATATTGCTAATAGTGCCATACCTGGTACGTATTTTTCTACTATATCATCTGTATCTGCTTCACTTGAGGATGGTACATTTGTTAATCAGATATTTTCACAAGATGTATACGATATTATAACTGACTCTACCAGCCCTATTCTATCCGGATTGACTAGCTTCTTTATTCCTAGTCAGAAGCAGAATTTTACCGTTGAAGGTGCAGTAGCAGGTAAGAGAGAAGAGTTTATGAATAGCTTTGATTATGATACGATGGATTATAGAAAAGTTATAGATGTACAAGATTTTGAAGAAGGTTCGTCTTCTGGTATTAATACACTCTTTTCTGTCGAACAGAGTTTAGCTCAGCAGACATATTTTAGTTATGCTATGGGTAATTACGGATTTGACCTGATTAGCTGGTACGTTCTAAAAGATTGGATGGAGATGAGAGAGAAGTTATTAGCGCAGAAACGTAGCTATACCTTTGATGATAGAACACAAATGCTAAGAATGTACCCTCAGCCCCGCTCTGGTAGTGGTTCATCTCAAAGATTTTATGGCGTTATAAGCTGCTATGTTGAGAGACCTATACGAGATATCATTAAAGAGCAATGGGTATATCAATATACTCTAGCACTAACTAAGATGGCTGTTGCTAATATTAGAGGCAAATACGGTAACGTCACTCTTTTCGGTGGCGGTAGTTTAAATGCCAGTGATTTAATGACACAAGGCTTGAGTGAAAAAGCTGAGCTCGAGACCGCGTTATATGAAGGCGCGCCCGGGCTCGGTGATGCTGCACCTCCTATGTTCTTTGTTGGTTAATCTCCGTACTGTGAAGAAAGATAAAAGATACAGACAGGGTATTTTTAAACCTACAAATCAAAGTAAGTTTATTGGTAATTCTAATCCTATATATAGATCAGGCTGGGAGTTAAAGTTCTTCAGATGGGCAGATTTAAATGAGAGGATCTTAGCCTGGGGTAGTGAAAATATAATTATACCATATACTAGCCCTATCGATAATAGAGTGCATCGATATTTCGTTGATAACTTTATTGTTTTTTTGGACAAGAGCGGTAATAAGAAGAAGTTTCTAATTGAGATAAAGCCGAGTAAGCAGGTAGCTAGGCCAGTAGAATCTAAGAGGAAGAAAAAAACGACAATTATATATGAGCAAAAAACGTGGGTGGTTAACCAGGCTAAATGGGAAGCTGCTAATAGATGGGCTATTAAAAAGGGCTATGAATTTATTATTTTAACAGAAAAAGAATTAGGAATATAGTAAACTGTTGGAAAAGCACACTAAAGTGTATAAATAATGTTACATGAGTTTAAGTCTTATAGTTGAAACACCAGCTCCTAAAGAGGAGTTTGAATATATTGTTGAAGAAGGTAAAGATTCAAAGAACTTCTTTATTAAAGGACCATATATGATGGCCGAAGGAGTTAACCGGAATAAAAGAATTTACCCTCTGGAAGAGATGGAGAAGGAAATTAAAAGATATCAGACAGATATGGTACAGACAGGCCGTGCAATGGGAGAGTTAAACCACCCAACCACAGCTGACGTCGATCTCGAGAGAGCATGCCACCTAGTTACAGAGATGTCTCAGGAAGGTAACGTATTCTACGGTAAGAGTAAAGTTCTTTCTACACCCACAGGTTTAATTGTAAGGTCACTTATTAATGATGGTGTTAGAGTCGGTATGAGTTCAAGAGCTCTTGGTCAATTAATTCCGGAATCAGGTCATGACGGTGTTAGCCGTGTGCAGGATTTTAAACTAGTTGCAGTTGATTGTGTTGCTGACCCTTCCTTTCCAAAAGCTTTTGTTAATGGTATACTTGAAAGTAAACAATACGTGGTTAATAAGTACGGCCAGTTTGAAGAAGCGTATGACAATTTCGAAAAAACAATTGCGAGCATGCCGTTGAAAAATAAAGATGAGTTTTTACGTAAAACAATGTTGCAATTTATTAGCTCCCTATAAATATTAATTACATGAGCAAAGAAGTTAATACTAACATTAAGAAATTTATTAATCAAATTATTAATAAAAATTATAAATCTGCCCATAAAGATTTATCTAGCTCAATTAACGGTAAAATTAAGCAGCAGATCATAAATAATAATATAGACCTTTTTTAAACATGAATATTTCAAAAATACTAAAAGAAGCAACAGCCGGCGCAATTGACGAAGCTGTATTATCACAAATCGAATCTGCGTTTGAAGATCGTTTAGCAGAGAAGACGAAAATTCATGTCGAGCAAGCATTGTTCGAACAAGATGAATTATATACATCAAAATTAGAGAAACTCTTAGAAGCTATCGATACTGATCATTCTAAGAAGCTTACCAAAGTTGTTGAAGCTATTGAAAGCGACAGAACAGCAAAACTTAAAGCTGTTGTATCAAAGTACGAAAATGTACTGACAGAAGATGCAAATACATTTAAAGAGGATTTAGTTGAGTCAATCTCAGCATACCTCGATCAATTTTTACAGGAAACAATTCCAACTGCCGATATCCAAGAAGCAGTGAAGAATAAAAAGGCATTGAATGTCCTTGAAGGAATTCGAAATCATTTAGCCGTTGACAGCGCTCTACAAAAAGAGAGTATTAAAGATGCTGTTATCGATGGCCATAAACAAATTAATGAAGCTAATTTAAAGCTTGAGTCTGCACTTCAAGAGAATGGTGTTATCAGTGAGGAACTTTCGACAATTAAGTCAAATCTCCTTATTGAACAAAAAACATCTAAACTCGACACAAGAAGCGCAAAGTATATACAGAAAGTATTAGCAGGTAAGAGCCCAGAGTTCATTGCTGAGAATTTCGATTACACTTTGAAGCTTTTTAATAGAAAAGAAGAGAGCAGACTTGAGAGCTTAAAAGAAGAAGCGCTGAAAGAGACAGTAAAGGTAGATAGAGTGATTTCGGAGAAGGTCCAAGGACCTACACCAGCACCATCTAACCAATATCTTTCAGAGCTATCAAAATATTAATTTTTAGTAAATTTAATGTTTAGGCTTTCCTGAGTTACCTGGGTATATCACATATATACCCTTGGGGTCGAACAAATATAATAAAGGAAAATATAAAAACTATGAATACAATTAAACCCTCACAGGCTTATATAGATGAATCAAGAGCGTCAGCTCTCCTTGAAAAGTGGGCTCCAGTTTTGGACTACACATCAAAGAGCGTTGCACCTATTGAAGACTCTCACACTCGCTTAAATACAGCTATGTTACTTGAAAATCAAGAAGCATGGTGTATTCAAGAAGCAGGACCGAATACGGTTCCAGCATTGGGCAACCAAGCTGGTTCTACTGGTTCAGTTGGTACATTCCAGACTAACGGTCGCAATGCGTCCGGTACTCCTGGAACTGACAGCTATGCGCAAGGTGATTACCGTCTTCCAAAGATCTTGATCCCAATGATTAGACGTACTTTTCCCGAGTTAATTACAAATGAAATCGTTGGTGTACAACCAATGGCAGGACCAGTTGGTCTTGCTTTTGCTCTTCGCTACCGTTACACAGGGGAAACTCTGGGTGAAGGTATCGATGGCAAAACTGGTGCAGGTAATGCTCCAGGTGGTCAAAACGGTATTCTTGCTGGCGCAGCCGGTCAAGAAGCTGGTTATAACTACTTGAATACTGCCTACACTGGTACATCCGCTAACTATCTCTCAGGTACCGGTAATTCTGACTACGGTGTTGACAAGCTCATCACTGCTGGTCAAGATGACGGTGTTGCTGCAATCCTTGCGAATTTCGAAGTTACAGGTAATATTCCTTCCTTCGAAGTATCGTTCGAGAAAACAGCAGTTGAAGCTGGAACACGTCGCTTAGGCGCACGTTGGTCAGTAGAACTTGAGCAGGATCTCAAAAACATGAATGGTATCGACATCGATACTGAATTGACAAACGCTATGTCGTATGAAATTCAGGCCGAAATCGACCGTGAAATGCTTGTTAGAATGATTCAGGTCTCCCTCAATGCAGGGCAAGGCGCTGGTTATTCTATCTGGGCTCCTCAGTCAGCTGATGGCCGTTGGTTAGTCGAACGTAATCGTGATTTCTACCAAAGATTAATTATCGAAGCAAACCGCATCGCTGTACGTAATCGCCGTGGTGCTGCTAACTTCGTTGTTGCAACTCCTCGCGTTTGCGCTATCCTTGAAATGCTCCCTGAATTCCAGTGGGTACCTGTTCAAGGCAATGTTAACACACAGCCTGTTGGAGTAGCTAAGATCGGTAATCTTGGTGGTCGCTTTAATGTATATCGTGACACTAGAACAGAAGGTAACAATGTAAATGATGCAGGGCGTCCAGAGTACGCTCTTCTCGGATACAAGGGACCAGAATTCTATGACACTGGTATCATCTATTGCCCATATATCCCGGTTATGGTTCAACGCACAATTGGTCCTAATGACTTCGCTCCACGTGTAGGCTTGCTTACACGTTATGGCGTTGTTGATAATATCTTTGGTGCTAACCTGTACTATCACGTGATTCTTGTAACTGGACTCGGACAAGCGTTTACACCTGCTTCGCAGAGTGTATACTTTTAATCCTTGATCTAATAAGATCTACAAACTTAAAGGGCTATTACTTTTGTAATAGCCCTTTTTTTGTTTACTGCTTGCTTGTCTTAATATGAACCGTATCTGGATCAACTAGATCAGCTGCATACTTGTCAATTAGATCTTGACTAGATGCTCTTACAGGATTGATATCAATCCCGCCGCGGCGTGCATATAAGCACATCACCAACAGCTCACTAGGCTCAAATGCATCATGTAGTCGCTTGTAAATACATTCGCAGATCTCTTCATGAAAGTGACACTCATCTCTAAACGATACTACGTACTTTAAGATGCTATGTGCATCAATAGTGGTCTTCGACTTAATATGGATGAAGACATCGCCCCAATCTGGCTGCGAAGTAACACGGCAATTACTCTTAAGTAGACCAGAGTAGAACTTCTGCTCTAAATCTGTACTACGAGTTACCGCCTCAAGTAGGCCAGGTGTTTCTGTATACGTATCAAATGTAGTTTCACTTGTATCAAGCAGATCGACTGC